TCAAGGCGTTCGACCGCCAAGGCGAGCGCGACCTGGTGTTCGTTCCGGTGGGCATCAATTACGACCGCGTGCTCGAGGACCGCTCGCTGCTGCTCAAGCTGGATGGCGACGCCGCGCGCCCGGGGCTGCTGCCGCTGCGACTCCCGCGGCAGGTTGTGGACCAATCTTGTGCAAACTGGATGTCACACCCACCACGCCAGTCGGCCCAACTTTATTGAACATTCCGCCTGGCTTCTGGCTGTATCCCGAAGATGCGCTTTTGAGAGCATCTGAGATCGAAGCAAATCCAGCCATCATGCGAGGATAAGATGCAAGCATAAGTCTCGCCTGAAATTCAAAATAGGCGTCCATCGCAGAAAAGTAATTACCGCGCTCAAACGGACCGATAAAATCTCCGTCCGCACCAACTCTCACACTCCCTGGCACATCCAGAATATGGATCGGCTTATAATACCAACCTTTCATAGCTGCCTGTATTCGCTCGATGGACTCCATACCCATCCAGCGTTCAAGACGCCCGGCGTGGGTTGAAGGATGGCGAACATGTGCAGGTGCTTTATTCATCATTAGGCGTTCCCATCTGTGATACCAAATGTGTTGATCGTAATTGCTTGCGAAATCGCGATATTGATGTTATCGACGACGATATCGCCACCGAACGTGATCGAAGCACCATTTGCAACACCCGCTATCGAGGAGATGCTGAGTGTTACGGTCGTTCCCGTTACTGCGATTACAGTAGATCCCGGAATAATCCCTGTCCCGCTTACATTCATCCCCACGACTACGCCGGTTGTGTCTGCGAAGTTCAGTACGTTGCCGTTCACAGCGGTGAGAGCGTTAGTCAAAATCACAACAGGTTGTGTGATCGTCCCCTGAATGTGACAGGTCGTACCAGCGTTATCTTTGATGCGGAAGGACGCTGCATTGCCTGCTCCACTACCAACACCCTCCCATGTTCCGAGTTTCAACTTGACACCAGCTGCAGAGTTTGACATCCAATCAGCGGGTAACGTGAGTGTTGCGAGTAGTCCTGCTGGGTCCGCTGCCGCACAATCCGCGGGTTTCGCACCCGAGAAGATCAGGAGCTTCGCTGTTGCTCCCGTAACCGTCTCAATCGCGTCATTTCGGCCATCCCGTACGGCGACCGAATACTGTTGTGTCATTCAGAACCTCCTACCCAATCGTTCTCGCCGACCTTCGTCAATCGAACCTTTCGAGGTGGCGGTTCCGGGAGGGCGATATCGTTGTTGATGTTGTTCTCGATCGTTACCGGTGTTGGTTGAACCGTTACGTCTGCAGGTTGCACTGTGATATCGTTCTTGTTCTCGATCGTCACTGGTGTTGGGCTTACGTTGATCTGCGGTGTTGGCATATCCGCGTAGAATTGAATCTTCGTAGGCTCTGGGACCGGGATCTCTGGCTGGTTGTTCTGAATGTTCACTGTGAGCGCCATTGGTTCCCGTCTCTGGATGGGCATATCCACGGACTTGAGGTCAGATTCCGCAAGATCCAATGCTTTGTGCAGACTGTCTAGCACTTCAAGATCGATCGAACGTACTGGTTGCGGTCCACTTGGAGGGCCCTCATCACTTCCAGGAGGTCCAAGACTGCCAGGGCCGAGTTGTGGAGGAGCACTTGCCGCGATCTTCTGCCCTTCACCGTTTGGGAGTGGAGCCAACTTCCAAAACCGCTTTCGCCTCTCGTCAATGAACATCAAATCAGACGTTGCTTGTGACTCTTGGATGTTGAGATCACGATTGTCCATACGAATATCGTCGAACCGCGCTTCTTGTTCCTCGCGATAGAACCTTCGAAGGATCTGTGATGTAATCCCTTCGCCGTAGAGTTGATATAACGGCCAGAGTGTCAAGTTGTTGTAGTTGGACTGAGATACGATCGCATTAGCCTCGGTAGCGTTCTTATCCATCAGCCCGGGGAACACCCCATAGATCTGATAGATCTCCTCTTTGGATGCGATACGACCCATGTTGAAGTCCATGTCCTTTGCGTTCCACCCCAACATCTGCGCTGTCATCGAATACGCATTCACAACAGCCGTCTTTCGATTAGCGGCAGCGTAGCTCGAGGTAAGCTCATCTCGAACCGCCTGAACATCCGCTGGATCAAGAGGGGTCTTTACATCTCCAGACGAGAGGTTGATGATCGCACTGGGCATCGTGTTGTCTTCCCCGAAGAACTTCCCGTTCCACCGAGCCATTGCTGTATCAGCATCAGCTGGTAACATCGCGGCTGTGAGTGGTGAAAGGCCTCGATAGATGTCGAATGGGTTCGGATATCGAAACATGCAGATGTAATCACTCCCAATACGAAACTCTCGACCATTCACCGTGTAGGTGTAGTACTCGATAAAATCGCCATCGGGATCATTCCCAGGCCATGGCTGAACTTCGTTGGCGGGAAGTGGCCAGATCTCCTGTAACCATCTCCCTGACTCGTCTGGAAGTAGAAACCAGTAGGACTCGCCTTTGAGGTCCAACCACATATGCGTGTACAACCAGAGGAAGGACCTCGAGATCACAGGATTTGGTCTACGCAGAATCTTCAGAAGCTGGTGTGAATGGATCGGTGTCCCGGTCGTGTCTAGACCTTCGGGGTTGTGGACAATCGAGAGCTTCCCAGCACTCACATCCATCGACTTACGCTGAATGGCTGTATAGACCCAACTGTTGATCATTGCTCGTTTGGTAGCAGCGTCCTGCATACCGATGTCCCCACCATTCCATCGTGAATAATCGGCAGCCGCAGTGAGCATTGAAGGACGCTTGATTCGTGAGGCTAGTTGATAGCCCTTCACGATCGATCCTGCAGCCCCTCCCAACCGTTCGAAGAAATTAGACATGCTACCTATCCTTTGCTATGAACAACCGAATCGGTTGCCTTGTGTATTGCGTAAGAGCTAATGCGCCACCGGAAATCGAGTCCGGGAGGTGATGTGCCTCTCCACCACCGAAGACGTCTTCTACAGAAGCATTTAGGTGTTCAGTGTAGGCGAACTTGATCATTGGATAGATCACTCGAAGGTTCTCGATCTCGGCGATATACCGCATAAGCATCTCAGAACGAACAAGGCCGGTCATGATGATAGCTTCAATCCCCTTGGTCGTATACGCATCCACTACATCGCCAATACCCGTACCATCGTGAGCCCCATTGCCGCCATATCGGGCTACTCGACTATTGAGCTTCTCGATCATGTAGGGCCAGGCTACTCGACCCGATCTTTCCCAGGCCACACACACTAATGGAAGCTTATCGGCTCTGAAGGTCGGGATGATTGTGAAGTCCACCTTTCGAGCCCAATCCGCACCCGTAATATAGCGTACTCTTTGAATCGAGTTCTTGGATGCACAAACTCCGCAGTATCGCGAGATATCACTATCCGCCTCGACAACTGTGAACTCCCAAGGTTGTTCGTGTTGACACTTACTGCACTTCCCCATAGGCGGCTCTATCTCGATGTATTCATGAAGAGCTCCATCGAATACCCCCAACCGCTCTTGGAACATCGCAATCACGGCCTCGGACATGATAGCGCGAGTACCAGGATTGGGAGCTTGAAGGTCATATTCGGCCTCCCACATGGCCTTTGAAATCTCGCCCCTTTTACGTTCGATCTCCGAATTCTGCAGCCACCCGTCGATTGGATTGGATGTTTCCTTATAGCACCACTCGTAAACCGGCCAGCCGTTCTCGGAGGCTCTCTTGAGGATCTCGGTCATCGTACCAGCTGCATACTGGTGAGTAGACGACATCACCGTATGAGTAGCAATCCCGGAGGATCCTTCCATTGGTTGCCCCTGTGCGGCTTCCAAGATCTTCAGGTCCATCTCGTCGATCTCGTCCATCCTCAACCGTTGAGGGTGAGGGCCTCGAACCGAAGCTTGAGAAGCCATCAAGGCGTGTACCTTGTTACCGAACCGAAACTTGGTCCTCTCAGCACTTGGATCGCCATCGAGGAGGTGTCGGGGTGCATCTTGATAATGCCAAAAGGCTCCCATGTGTTCATGTACGCGTAATGATTGTGCACCTGAACCACCCAAGATAGAAACATTCGCTTTGAGAGTAGCGGCTTCCGTGGCCCCCAAACAAGCTAACGTGAAACTCTTACCCCCGAAGCCTCGAGAACCCTTCCATACTGCGACCGGATGGACAGCAAAATAGGCATCCGCGAAAGCTCGCCAAGGCGTGGTATGATGTGCACATACCTTGACATCTGGGATGACTACTCCGAAAGCCAACCGAACGAACTCTTTGAGATCGTCTTCGGTTTGAATCGGGATCTGAAACTTATGTGCTGTCTGTATCACCTCTGACATCTATTGTCTCAGGTAGTTCCTTTTGAACATCGATAACTTGTCCTGGCACCTCTTCGATAGGTTCCGGAACTTTACCGTGTTCGATTACCATGACAAAAGTACTGTCGAAAAGATTGGATCCGTCCTTGCCCGAAATTTCCGTTCGCTCTACGTACCCACGTGACTTGCCGAGAGTTTTGAGAACCAAAGAAGTTGCCCAAGGCTCACCACGCTTGAGTGCCAAGTCCAATTGAAACTCGGCCTCGTCCACTCGAATGTCCCTCATCTTCGTTATCGCTGCCGCTACTTCTGGGGACTTGTTCATGCGATCGTAGATGGTAGAAGCCGAGCAACCAATCAACTCCGCCGCCTTCGTCACGAGCCCATGACAAGCCATCAAAGCGTCGATCAAGAATTGATCGGTGTAGAGTTCGGGTCGGCCTGATTCTCGTGCGAGAGTTTCGAGTGTGGGTTTTTGTATCGCGCCGGGCATTGTGACGTTGACCCCCGCGTGCGTTTGCGCGAGAGA